TAGAGTATTGTCCACAACTGTCGAGGGCTGGCCACTATTATTTCCTTTAAACTTCTTTACAATTGTTCCGTCTGGCGTTGCAATCGTGGTATAAATGATTTCCGTGTACAAATTTTTCAACATGGTTTCACCAAATGGACAATCCTCCATGAAGTGAAGTCGTAAGTTTAAGACAGCGTTAATCAAGTATGGCGATAGAGAGCTATCAAATTGAGACCCATCCGCATCACAGTAAATCCAACCATCAGGCAAACTTGTCAATAGTGTGTTCCATCCTTTATAAAATTTGGTCATCCCCACACTCCAAGGGCATTTTAAATTAAAAGAGTAGAACTTGTTGTTAAAGTCATCAACACACACTTTTCCACCTAGTAAGGTATCCAATGGCGCTGCTGTAAACGAACGCGTTTTGTTTTGTGCTACTTTTTCAACTGGCCTGAGTTCAGCTTTTAGTGACCCATTCCAAACGCCCATTTTTCCTTGAAATAATCGATAACAACTGTCACGTACAATTTGCTCTTTCTCTTCGTCTGTGAAGTTCTGGAAATAATCTCTCTTCTTTCCACTATATAAGGCTCCTACTGCCGCTTTCATATTCAAAGCCGAGAATATTTCGGATTCATCGGTTACGAAATTGCATGTGTCAAATCCAGCTCTCTCCATCATGGACACAACGGAATCCAGTGCCATTTCAAACTTATCACAGTCAACAGCGCCAACTGTTATAGGAAGTGCATACTTGAACAAATCCTTCACATAAGCCTCCCTGTTTAGTCTGCTCTTCTGATACGCACCCATCAATGGACGGAAATATCTTTCCGCCTCTTTGTCAACCTGCAGATATGTTTCAAATAACATGCATTTTCCTTTAACAACATGCTTAGTTACTAACTGGTTGGTTGTTTTTGCCACTGCTTTCAAATTTCCCTGTAACTGGGAATATAACCACTGGTTTTCTTTACTCTGCATCTGCACCGGCTCCACATCCAAAGCTGTTATGTCCTTACTTAAACGAAACAAATTATCTGGTTTTCCTTGTTCAAGACTCAAAGACCCCCAACTTATTGTGTTGACATTCAATTTCCAGTGTTTAATCCAGTCCAGATCAGTGATTTTGCTCAAGTAGTCCTCATGAAAGTTTTCAGGAAAAGCTATGAAGAAATTGCTATCATTTGCTAAACTTGTCAAACTATGTATACCCAATATCGCTCCATCTTTTGCTGCCACAGCTGGTAATCCACACTGCCCATCTTTAGTGCTTATCCAATGACGATAAAAATGAGATCCGTTCTTCTGCGAGATTATGCTTGACTCAGAAACCGTGCTTGTGGTAGATTTTTCTTGAAAATTTGTTCCGACAAGGCACACCTTCTCATTACTCATAGGCTGGCGGAACTTTAGTTTCTGAGAGAATGGAGGGAAGTCCTTTGGTAACTGAATTAACACTATATCCCTTTCTTTTATTGGAAACAGATTAAGTTGTGTCGTATTTTTGATGTGGTAGATTCCATGATGAGACTGAATAGTTAAAGTGCCATTGTTGCGACTAAACAAGTGCTGATTTGTTATTATGACCGAACCAAACCCAATTCCAAATATTTTCGACGAATACCCATCGGATATGTTCTCCAAGCAACAAATGTTTACTGCAATTGGATTATAGTCCCTAACTCCATGAAAGGTCGATTTATGTTCAAAGTCCACACTCTCATCTTCATATGGATTCTCCTTCGGAAGTGCCGATGCAGGAAGCATCACTGGTGCGTTAGTTTGTCTTAATTCGTTCTCTCTGTCCGGAAAACCTGCTATAGTTACTGATTTGTCGCATACTCTTGTTGGGTTATGCGGTGTCAAGTCCACTTTCAATATTTGCTTGGCCAGGTCTTTGACAAAATATGCTTCAATTCCTGGTTTGTTTTTAATAGTCTGTCTATCTAGTAGATCATTATCTATCAGTTGTGCACGAATAGTGCCAAAATGATCTTGCACCATGTTCAAGTCGACTATAGCTTGTTCATCCAGTGTGTACCCAGTTAATGGATCAATATACCGGGCGAAAGAATACTCAGTTGGGTCAAAGTTATACATATTTATGAAACGTCTAGTCTTTGCACCCATGCCTCTAGTTGTACCTTTTGTCTTACCTTTCGCTGTATACGCTGTTCCAAAATAATGAGCCATGTCTGAATCTTCCCCATACACCTCACGTGCGAATTTATTATCACGAGCTTCCCTAAACCGCAATTTCTGCCTCTGGCGTTTATTCTTTGCTTGAAATGACACTAGTTCACTCATCTTCCCTTGGAAATGCGCACATAACATCCAAAAACCTCCAGCAATCACTGCCCCACATACAATCAAGTCCTGCGTAACAACGCTTGAATTCCAGTGACCTTTTAGACCCAATTGCTTCGAAACACCCTCCACCGATTGGAATTGAACACACTCTAATGCTCCAAAAGGTTCAATTCGTGTAGGAAAATCCAAATCAACGCTGATGTTTCTGAACTCCATCAATTGATTCTTGGCAGCTTGCAGAATACTAATGTTCTCAGTTGTATGATCCGCAATGTGACGTGATCGGATAGCATTTGCGATACTGACCAAAGAAAATGAGCTTGAACACGAAGCGCTCGTAATATTCTTGAAATACGCTTGTTTCTTCAGCTCATTCTCAATAAGTTTTTCCAATATTTGCACTGTTCGTTGAATTGCTGATAAGTCTGTTTGCAGTGTGTACGCGATTTTGCAAGCACTCGCACTACTAACTCTCCCAAATCCCGCATCTCCTTTATGCTTCATCACAACACCCCAAATAGCTTCATGCAACCTGTCGGGTATCTCGCGGGAGTGAAAAGGGATACGCACATCATCTGGGATACTCATTTTCATTCCCTGAAACGCATACTCTTTCGCAGTCGCCCACGTGCTAACACTTTGATTTGGTATTGCCATTTTATTTAGAATAATTTCAGAATCACGTAATTTGTACGGCACCAATAACTTGTGAATCATCGGATGCATTGAACCATCAAACCGCACAAAATTGACTGTGTAAAAAGGATTCAATTCAAATTGCATCATAACACGCGCTTGAGGTACAGTGCAATTAGCCAAAAGATTAGTAGACACTCCATTCGTCATCACTGGCAGCCCATGTGCAAAACACAAAAACGCTGCCTCAGTTGCCGTCATAGCGGGAACAGCAACCAATCCCTTCTCTGTGTGTCCAATTCTTAAGGCAACCCCATCTTTGTTTCTTCCAACTCTTCCCAATCTCTGAATTCGCTCGCCAAATGAGACACTATTTTTCGCATATCGTATTAACCGCGTGTCAATGTCCAACTCTGGTACAACTTTAGTGCCAAAATCCACAACGACGTCAATGTCAAGTGTGACGCCATTCTCAATAAT